GAGGTGATTTTATGAAAATTGAGATTCGGGCAGACAAAAGTGTATTGATTTCGGGTTATGTAAATGCGGTGTGCCGTGATAGTCGAGTGATGAAAGCGTCTCGCGGTGCTGCATTCGTTGAACAAGTCGAAAGTGGCGTTTTTCAAAGGGCAATTGAGAAAAACGATGTGATTTTAATGCACAACCACAAAAGAGCATTGCCAAACAAAACAAGCGACAACAGCCTAATGTTGAGTGAGGACAGCATCGGTTTACACGCCGAAGCAATTGTACACGATGAAGCAATTTATGAAAGAGCAAAAGCAAATAGGCTTCGTGGGTGGTCGTTCGGCTTTGCGAAAATTGCTGACGAATGGGAAGATACAGCACAAGGTTATCAACGCAGATATCTAAAAGATATCGAATTAAGAGAAGTATCGATAATTGACGATGATTTATTACCATGCTACCGTGGAACATCGATTGAGGCACGTGCTGACGGTGAGCCTCACGAAGTGGAAACACGCGGGTTTGATGAGCGTGACAAGGTTGATATCGTCGATTTTGATATACCGCAGGATGAAACCTACATAATCGAAAACGAAAACAGGGCGAAAAAATTAGAAATATTGAAGATAGGAGGAATTAATAAGTGAGCTACAACACGAAAAATTATACCGAACAGGGCGGCGAAAAAACAGTAATTGGCGGCACACTCGAAATCAAAGAGGGCGCGTCTGTTACAGGGCTGCCCGCCGCAGCCGCAACGGTTAGTGGCGGTATTATAGCGGCTGCAAAAGGCGAAGGAGATACCGTAGAAGCAAAAATAGGAACTGACAAAAAGTTATATCTTCCGACTTATCCAGTTGTTCCGGTAGTGGCAAATCAAGCTGATTCGACGGCAACGACTGTTGAATTGCTTTTGGCAGACTTTAACGGACTTTTGGCAAAACTCAAAGCCGCAGGGCTTATGACAGCAGACTAAAAATGATTTACAAAATATGAAAGGGAATTTATTATGAACTTAAAAGAACTTATTGAAAAGAGAAACGCTCTCATCACATCAATCGAAGCGGTTGTTAATAAGGCAACCGAAGAAAAACGCGCTATGACCGACGAGGAAAACACAAAGTACGAAACGGATATGAAAGAAATATCCGCACTTGGAAAGACCATTGACGCGGCTATAGCGACACGCGCACTCGCCAAAATGGACGATCCCGCCGCTCAGAAGAAAGAAGAAAGCCCGGAAGTGCTTGAAGCAAGAGCTTTTGACGCACTTATTCGTGGAAAAATTGAGCAGAGAGATGCTACAAATTTAACCAAATCCGACAACGGTACTATCATCCCCCAGACGATAGTAAAGAAAATAATCACAGAAATCACTGAAATATGCCCGATTATGAGATTGGCAACTGTCTACAACATAAAGGGTAAAATCTTAATTCCAAAATACGGTGCAAATTCCGATGTAGATTTTACAATGGCATGGGCTGATGAGTTTACCGCATTAGCATCTAACGCAGGCGCATTTACAAACGTTGAACTCGGTGGATTCCTTGCCGGTGGACTTTGCAAGATATCCAAATCCCTTATAAATAACTCTGACTTTGATGTAGTTGGTTTTATCGTATCTTACATAGCTAAAAAAGCAACAGAGTTTATCGAGAAGGAATGTATAGTCGGCACATCGGAAAAAACCGTCGGCGTACTTTCTGCAACCAGTACAGCCACAACCACATCTACTACAGCTATAACTGCGGACGAGCTTATCGGTTTGACCTTTAAGGTCAAGGCTCCTTACCAGAAGAACGCTTGTTGGATAATGAACTCCTCAACTCTTGAAGCAATTCGCAAGCTGAAAGACGGCGAGGGCAGATATCTTCTCAACATGGACATTAATGGGGCTTTTGGAACAACTCTTCTCGGCAAGCCTGTTTATCCCACAGATTCAATGCCTGCAATAGAGGCAAGCGCAAAGACCGTTGTATACGGTGACCTTTCCTGCCTTGCTCTTAAAATCGGCGAAATGACAGTGCAGGTACTCAATGAGAAATACGCTGATGAACACGCGGTCGGCGCGCTCTGTTGGATTGAAATGGACTGCGATATACAGGACGAGCAAGGACTTGCAGTACTTGTGCAAAAGTCGTAATCACACCTATGGGGGCGGCACATCGCCGGCCCCCACCTATTTTCTTTGAAAGGAATGATTTATAAATGGCTGTAACAATGCCGAGCATTTCGGTGAATTTTAAGCAGCTTTCCGATTCTTTTATCGCGCGTAGCGAAAGAGGAATTTGAACACTTATAGTGCGAAAAGACCTCACACTTGCAACAGACGTAGAACACAAAATCGTTGACAGCGGAACAGAAATCAACGTAAGTTGGTTTGACGATGAATTGTCATACGATTACGCTTGCGATGTATTGACCTTCGCGCCGAAGATATTCAATATCGTATTCATCGACACGGAGGCGGCTTTAACCGTCGCTACCACCTATATTTTGGCAAACATTAAAACAGGGTGGATTTCCGTGTATGAGGGAACCGCAACGGACTACACTTCACTGATAACATTCGCAACAAACAACACACAATACGGAGTTATCGTGTACAATCAAACCGCTCCCGACTTAAAGAATGTCGTTAATTTCATGAATACCAAAGTTGTGTTCAATGATACACGCACTGAACAGGACGGCGACGCTTATCTACCCTCACTTCTTGGGTTGATTTCTTCCTGCAATGTGATTCGCGGCTGTACGAACTTTATATGCCCAAATCTGAAATCCGTAACGGAGGTTGCAAGCAATTCGACGGCTGTCGCATCGGGACAATTTATCCTTGTAAACGACGTGTCAAGCGTTCGTGTGGCTGTCGGAATTAATAGTCTGACTACTACAAACGGAACAACCGCAACGGAAGATATGAAATACATCGAAACCGTTGAAGCTATGAACCTAATTAAGCAGGACATTTCTGATGTGTTTAAGACGGTTTATTGTGGCGCATACAGAAATACCCTCGATAATCAAATGCTTCTCATAGCGAGCATAAACAAGTATTTCGGCGACCTCGCCGCAGACGATATTCTCGATATCAATTATGATAATCACGCCGAAATTGACGTGGTTGCACAGAAAGCCGCATGGGTTGGAAGCGGCAAGGCAGAAGCGGCTACGTGGACAGACGATAAAGTTAAACAAACACCGTTTAAACGCAGTGTTTATTTGTCGGGTGATATAAAGATAAACGGAAGCATGGAAAACGTTACATTTAACGTTTCTATGTTTTAATCGGGAGGTGCGATAAATGGAAAATATGGCAAATGGCAAGTTTATAAACGGTAGCGGCGGCAATGTTTGGTTTGACGGTGAGCTACTTGCGAATGTTAAAAAGTGCGAAGCAAAAGTAACAGGTAAGTTTGAGGAAGTCGAACTCGCAGGAGATTTCCGTACATACGGACAGTATACAGGCTACTCAATCGAGGGAACTTTAACGCTTCAAAAGGTAGATAGCACAATCTTAAAGAAGCTAAAACAGGCTTATAAATGGGGTAACATTCCGCAAATAACAATCGTTACAAAGGTTTCTACTCCCGACGGCTCCAAAGCCGAACGTACCTCAATAGAGGGCGTACAGGTCACAGAGTTTATGCTTGCAAATTTTGAATCAAAAGCACTTGTCGAAGAATCGATACCGTTCACGGCTTCCAGCTATAATGTCTTGGAGGAAATCTAATGGCAAGAATGAATTTTGATGAACTTATAGCAAAAAAGCTTCAGCGTGAACAGGACAGATACGCCGTTAAGGAAATCGAGGTTTCCGACGGTAAGACGCTATTGTTTAAAAAATGCGGCGAGGATACTACCCTCGCCGTTCTTGACGACCTGTCAAAAGAATCGGGATTGACCGAAGCAAAGAACGCATATATCAAGCTGATGTATGCTTGTTGCGAAGAATTACACGACCCTAAACTACTTGCCGAATGTGGCGTAACTGATTGCTACGATATTGTTGAAACAATATTTTCAGTCGATGAGATTTTAAGAATCGGTAACGAATTAATGGGCTTTTTGGGCTTTTCCGACGATAAGATAAAAAACTTATAGAGCGTGACGGAGAGTTACAGCTTTTCGAATTTTACGCCGTAAAAGGCTATAAACCGTGGGAACTTATGAAGCTGACGTACACCGAAAAGCTTT